TTCTGTAGGTTGAGCCATATCACCAAGTCCGTATATTTTCCAATAGTTGCTATCAAGGTTTTTTAATCTTTCTATTTCTTTTATTGTTTCTTCTGGTAAAAAGGGGTTGTCTAAATAAGTTGATTTTATAAAAGTGCAATCATCTCTATTTATAACATTGTCATATATCCAACTGTACGGATCAGAGGGATTAAAGTCTAAATAAATTCTTTCTGTTGTTCTCAAACTTAGCTGAACCCAATCTTCAAAGCTAAATTCATTTGCCTCATTTAACCAAAGTGTGTTTCTCTTTCTACCTCTAATCTTCTGTGGCATATCCACTGAAATAAATTCTATATCATTGTCATTTAATTTATAAGTAAGTTCTGATTTATTGTGGCGTTCTGGGTTGTATAAATTGTGGCTTTCTAATATATTAAAAAAATCTCTGTATGCAGTACCTTTCAAAGCTGGTAAAGTTTTTCTACAGATAGTATAAACTTTTCCCTTTGTTTGTAATGCCTTTAGTATAATTAATTGTGCTAAACTATAGGTCTTACTACTTCTAGTCCCGCCTTGATTAACTACTATTCTTGTGGTTGCATTAAGATTCTTTTGTAGAACTACTGTTCCCTTTAGATTCAATGATTTCAATTTCAATCTTTTTTATATCTTCTTCGTTAGATGTTAGATTAATATTTTGTCTTTGTATGTATCCTCTTTTGTGTCCTTTGTGTTGTAAATAAAATATAATACTTTTTTCTTTTTCGTTTTCTATATTCTTAAATAGTTTGCTTTCTACAAAATCTAGTTTAACGTTATCTATATCATCTACTTTTTTTCTAAATTCTTCATCTTCTTTATACCATTTATAAAAACTACTTCTGCTTATGCCTGACCTACTACAAGCTGTACTAACTATTCCTAAACTACTTTCTAATGCTTTTATTAATGTTTCTTTCTTAAGGTTGTGTTCTTTTTTGCTCATTTTATTAATTTTTCTTTATATTTTTATTTATTAATTCATCGTAACTTTTCTTATTGTATATGTGTAATTTACCTATTTCGTATTTTTCTTTTAACATACGAATATCATTAAACAATGCTATTGCGTCATTAATATTTTCTACCTCTACCACTAGTACTGATTTTTCTTTATCCATTTTATTTAAGATTTTATATAAATATTTGTATTCATAATAATGTAAATAGGTCATTTTTTTAATGATTCTTTTACTATACAGGGTACTGCATTATTCCAACTTATTCTATGATGTAACCTTTTGTGTATATTACCCATTCTATTTATTTTAGTACAACTAGGTGAAAATAAAACAGTATAAAAAGATTTTACATAGGTACCACCGTCTAAATAAAATTCTGTTAAACCACCTTTATTGCTTTGGGTATCTAATTGTTCTAACCTTATGTCTGCTATTGTTAAAAATAAATCTCCTATTGTACCATTTCTTACATAGGTATTTACATCTTCATTAATTCTACCTATAAATTTAAAAGGCCTATCCACACTACATAGAAAAAAATTCATAGCCTTTCTAACTAATTTATGCTTAAATACCCTACTTTGATTCCCACCTATAAAATCACCACCCTGTGCTATACATAATGTTTTAGCCTTTGTGCTTATATAATATTTTAAAAGTTTGTTAATCATAGTATCCATATCTTTAATGTATCTTGCTTTAGTTAGGTATTCACCATTTTCATCTTGCGTATATCTAAAAGCAGTATAATCATCATCAAGTACCAAAAAATATTTTATATCTAAATTTTTAGCAATATCATATACAGCATTTCTAGCATATACAACTACCCTTTCATCATTAAAATTATCCCCTATATCAAATTTATCTTTATAATCTTTTTTATTAAATACTATAACATTATTATAATTCTTTTTATATTCCTTTAAACTCTTGTCATCACTAGAACATATTAAATATATTTTTCCTGTATAACCCTGTTTTTTTAAAGTTTTTAAAGTGTAATTTTTATTTGGCCTTCCGTATGTTAAAATAAAGGTTGCAAATTTTTTATTCGTTATTTCCATTCTTTTTTGTATTGTTCAACTATTTCTTGTCCTAATGCCACATAGCCATTTTCAATAGCTTTATCAAAGTCAACTATAACCAATGCAGTATCTTCCATAAGATCTTGCATTTCTATATCACTATGAGCATAATACTCTGCAATTTGGCTATAGTCAAATACAAGATGTCGCATAGCCGCCATTTTTAAAAAAGTTTTTTCTTTGTCACTTACCTTTGATTTTTCTATTTTATCTATAACTTTCATTGCCTTTTCTTCATTTAATAAATCTTTTAATTTAGGCTTTTTATCTTCTTGTTTGTCATATACAGGACTTTCTATTTTTTTGGTATATGGGTCTTCACTATCTATTTTATCTATATTAAAACCTAATTCTATTTCTTTAAAACCCCAATCCTTTAATTCTTCCATATCAAAGTTGTTAGCTAATATATCTAAATCAAACTCCCCTGTGTTTTTGTTTAACCTAATATTTAACTCCTTTTCATCTTCTTTAGATAAATTTAACCTTACTGTAGGAACTTCTGTTGCCCCTAGTTCTTTAATTATTTTTAATCGTTGATGACCACCAATTACGGTGTTATCATTATTTACAATAATAGGGTCAACTAGACCAAATTTTTCTAATGAGTTTTTTAAGTCCTCATATTGTTTGTTAGTCATTCTTCTAGGATTGTACTCAGCAGGATTAAGTTCTGATATTTTTATTTTTTCTATTTTCATATTTTTTATAAATCATTAAAATATAGTTTATCTCTTTGTTTTACCGCTTCTACAAAACTATCAAAATCGTAAACGGGTTTTTTATTTCTTTCTTTATATAACATAGTATATATTGGTTCTTCTGTTTTCTTGTCTGCAAAAAATATATCTTTTGTTTTTTCGCAATACAATAGTAAAACCTCTTTTTTATAGTGTTCACTTGCTTTTTTTTCTATAAACTTCCAATTGTTTTTTATCCACCATTTTGCTTCTTTATATGACATTTTTTCTATATTCATTTGCTATGCTTTTTTTTATTTAATTCTTTTAGCTGATTGTTAAAGTTTTTATCTGTTTCTGCTTTTATATGACATCTTCTACATAAAGCTATTAGATTTTCTATAAAGTCTTTATTCTTTGATCCACCAATTCCACGTCCTGAAAGGTGGTGTATATCTACCGCAACTGTACCGCAAGCAGTACATAAAATTACATCATCTAAAACGTAATCGTGGTAATCCATATATATTTTTACATGCTTTTTCAAATCTTACAACTTTTTTCATATACCTTTTTTAGGTTATCTATAATTTTTATATTGCAGTTTCCACAGTTACTCCATTTTGGTTTATTTCCAAATATAGATTTGTATAAATTGTTTATTACTATTTTTTGTTCTGCTTTTATTTGTTTATTTTTTTCTATCACTGGTATTATATCTTCATATATTTTAATTTCATCTTCTGTAAACTGTCTAATATTTCTAAAGTGCGGAAACATTTGGTTCAGTTTCTTTCTTCTTTCTTCACAACCACAATCATCTCCTAATACTTTTTTTGCTAATTTATCTATTCCAGTGGCTTTTGTTAGCTTAGCTATATCATCGCCAATACCTTTGCTTTTAGTCATAATTTTATAAATTTATATATAATGTAACTTATTATTGGTGTTGTCATCATTATTGTAAATATGTTCAAATGAGGTTCACCACATAATCCAAAAAAATGTTTTAAAAATTCAATCATCTTTACTGTTTTTTAAAAAGTTTCTTATCAACCTTATAGACTTACCCAGCGTGCTTCTACTTATTTTTGTTGCTTCACTCATTTTGTTTAAGCTGTAATTTTCTCTGTAATATATTTTAAAAACTTCAACATCAAACCAGCTTAAATCTTGTAATTTATCTTCAATCCATTGTAACCTTTTTTCATTTTCTTCAAACTTTTTTATCTTTTCTTTTGTCAAAGGTTCTTTAGTATAAATATAATATTCTTTTAATTGTTCATCATTATATTGTTTTCTATACTTCTTGTGGTATGGGCTTGTGTTACTTTGATATAGGTTCATCATAATTCTAACAATATAAAATGTAAGTTTTTTATTTTCTATTATATCATTTATTTTATTAATATCTGATTTATATAGCGCTAGTATAGTTTCGTGTAACAAATCTTCATAATCTGGGTGAGCGTTACTTGTTATTCTTTTACTAATGTCTAACAAATCATAGTAGCTTTTTTCTAAATACTTGTTTAGTTTTTCCACAACTCATCAAATAATTTAACTCCAGTTTGTTTCAATGCGTTATATTCCCATTTTCCTAAAGGGCTAATTTCTGTGACTACTAACTGTGGGCTGTATTTATCTTGTATAAAATCCATTTTATTCAATAAATATTCATCTTCACTTTCTATCTTTTGTGTTTCTTTATGTATATAAACATCGTTTGTCAAACCCCTATCCACTTCAAATAAAAAGTATCTAAAATGCTCATCACTTCTTCTTATGTTTTTTGGCGCATCGTGTTTTTTTCTCATAATTGTTTAGTGTATTCTGTAAATAATTCTATAAATTCTTCAAGCGAATAACAAACTACCGCTTTATACCTTCTAGCGCTTAAGTTAGCTATCCACAATTTTTGATGTTTACTTGGCTTGTTGTATTTAACTTTTAATTCAACCATCAATCCGTGATATTTTTTGTTTGGCTCAAATATTAATATATCTGGAACACCTTTTTTATAATGTTTTTTAATAATGGCTTTTTGTTTATAATTTCCCCTACCTAAAAAAATACCACCTAAAGTAGAAGTCCATAAAATATGAGGATATAGATTTAAATATTCTACTATACTATTATGTAAATCTTGTTCTTTCATTTATCTTGTAGTATAAATATATTTATTTGTAACACAGCTAAGTAGATATGTATTTCCCAATATGTTCTTACATCATCTGGCGCAAAGTGTCTTACACCTAGTAACAAACCATTATGTATGTAAGTAATAAACATCATACTTTTTTCCTGTATTTAATATACCCAGTTACTGTTTCATATTTTTCATAGCCACAATTATCAACCAAGTGCTGATAATACTTTCTTATTTGAGCGTGGTCGTCTTTAATTCTGTTTATATATGCGTTATCTAAAAATTCTGGCATATTATTTGTATTATTTCCCCTACTAAAGTTTTTTTGATTCCTACACCAACGCTTATATCTTAAACTTGTGTTCCAAGTTTTTTCTAGTTCAAACCTTTGCCTACCTGCATTATTTTCTTCCGTCCAATAATCCACAAAATCTTCTATATGTTCTTTAGGCTCTAATTCTTTTATTTCATTTAAAAACTTTTCTTTGCGTGTATATACTTTCTTATTTTTAATTATTATTTCTTTATTATTATTAATAGATGTTAAATTTTTATTATGCAAGTTATTAAAATTTTGACAATCTAGTTCTTTAGTTTTTTTAATACTTGCTTTTAAAAAACTTTCAATCTGGCTGTGGTTTATCTTGAAATGCTTTTTAGCTGGTACACCCTTTAATACTACTTGAACTATGCCCCATTTTTCCAGAACGGAAATTGCTTGTTTAATTTGATAGTAAGAAAGGGTGGTGCTACAGCTAATATCAGCGGTTACATTAAAAAAAAAGCCCCCATTGTCTTGAGAGCTTTCTTTAAAATATTGTTCTTTTTGAATTAAATCTGATAAAACCAAACTTGCGTCCACCCCTAAATTCTGTAACAAACATTTATTCATAATCAAAAAAGGAGTAGAAGCAAGTATAGATTTTTTCATAGTTTAAAATTATATAAAAATTATTTAATTATTTTTTTGTTTTAAATTTTGTTATTAACAATCAAATGTTAAAAAGGCATATCAACTGATTTTTTATCTCTTAAAAATTCATCATACATAACTGTATATTTTTCAACTTCATCTATACCTATTTTACCATTACTTGCTAAATCAATAGCACCCTTAAAAGCCACACTAAACCGTATATCTTCTTTGGCGTCATTGTTATTGTTTGAGTAGCTGGGCTTTGTATTGTTATAGTTAGAACCCTCAACTACTATTTTTACAGTCCCTTTAGCATTTATACTGTAATTAACTTGGTCACCAACTGAAACGTATGGGTCTGGCTTTTTTTTGTATAATTTTCCTATATCACCATTTTGAAAGCTAATAGTAAATATATACATATCGTTAAATCTTTCTTCTTGTTGGTTAATTTCCGTAATAATTGATTTTTTTATTTCCATTGTTTTTAGTATTTAATTAATAAATCGTTCATATTTAAGTTTAAAAAGTCACAAACTAATAAAAGTTCACTTACACTGAAAGAAAATGGTCTATCTAATTTACTTAGTATAGTAGGATAAGATACTGACATTTCCTGTGCTAAAGTTGTTTTCCTTACTTTGTGTTTAATCATTTCAAGAACAAGTATATCTCTCACTTCTTCTTGGCTTCTAAATTTTTTATATCTCATAAGCTTTAATTTGTTGCTAATATATAAATAATATTTTATAAAAAAAAAATAAATTTAATGTTATTATATAAAAAATATTTTATATATTTAAATAACAAAAAACAATAAGTAATGAAAAAAGATATAACACTATTAGAAGAATACAAAGATATTCTAATGTTAAGAATAAAAGAGTTACAAAAGGAACTTAAAAAATATGATGATAACATAAATTCTTATA